TTGTACGAAAAATTTGCGGGTTTATTAGATAAAACAAACAAAACAGCTTACCAAGTTTCGAAGGATACGGGGATATCAACGGCTACCTTGTCTAGTTGGAAGAATGGAGAGTACACGCCGAAGATTGACAAAATAAAAACCTTAGCTGATTACTTCGGAGTAAGCATTGAGTATTTCTTAGAGTAGGGAGGTGATAAGCGTGAGTGAAATTATCAGAACACCAGCGATCGCAAAGATAATCGGTTGTACGGTGAATCAAGCAAGATATAATATCCGGAATAATGTTTGGCACTTTGGAAGGGTGGTAAAGCGTGGAAACAAAAGATTTTGTGAATCAACGATAACGGATGTTGCAAAGTATATTGGAATCAGCAGGGAAGAGGCAATCCGGAGACTTGAAGGAGGTGAGGACAAGCAGTGAACTGGAACAGAAGAAAAGCACTCCCCGATTGGGAAAAGCGGAGAATCCGTAACAGACACGAAAAATATTTGCGCAAGGAAAAGAGATCAGCTTGCGTAATGGCTCTTTTGGTACTGGCGATAATTGTCGTCGGGATTGTAGGGCAGATAATTTTGGTAGGAGGTGTGTAAATGAACGAGATTAAGGTAATGCAGTTCGAACGCTCGGATGTGTTAAGACAGAGAAGATTGAAGAATCAGTTGCTTAAGAAAGATATTCGTGACGAGATAATTTTTCGAAGAGTGATGACCGGCGCATGCATGGTAATACTCACAATGCTCGGCTTTTTAGCTGGAGAAATTACAGCAGCATCAATTTTACTATAAGAAAGAGCACCCACATGAGCCGGCAAGCTCGGGTACTCAAAGATTAAATCAAGTTAAATATAACATATTGGAGGGAAAAGTCAAATGATTAAAGCAGAATACAAAAAAAAATGAAGCAATGAAGTTAAAGATATCCGGTGACTTGGAGACTATTTGGTGTGAAACACTTGAGATTTTGAAAAATTTTCACGCATCAATTTCTAGAACAATGAGTAAGGCGGAGGCAGATTCATTTATTGATTCTTTGGCATTTTTAAGTAAGTTATCAAGTGAGGAATTTGAGGGAAACGCTGGAGATGTACTTTTTGACAAATTTTTAGCAGAGAGAAATAGTAACAATTAACCATACATATAAGAAAGAGAGGAAACGAAAATGAGTTTAGAAGTAACAATCAATGTACCAGGATTAAAAGAATTATCAGAGGCACTTATGCAGCTGGCAGTTGCAATGGGAGGAAAATCTGTACAAATGGACGAGGCAGCTGTCGGACAAGCCGTACACGAACAGCTGAGTACGGAAGAAGTTCCTTTGGGGAATGCATCCGTTCCACAGCAGAACACAACGGGGGCCGTACCAACTCCTTCAGTACCAGTACAAGCATCAGCACAGCCAGTACCGACATCTGAACCGACGTATACAAGAGATGATCTGTCTAAGGCAGCCATGCAGCTGATGGACAAGGGGATGCAGGCGCAGCTTATGCAGCTGATCCAAAGCTTCGGAGTAGCATCTTTGATGGAGCTTTCACCGGAACATTATGGGAACTTTGCAACTGGACTTCGCGGAATGGGGGCGCAGATCTAATGAATCATCAGGAGAGAACACATGCGGTCTTAAGTGCATCGGGAGCACATCGATGGCTCCTGTGCACTCCGAGTGCAAGACTGGAAGAACAGTTTCCGGATACCACATCAGACGCGGCTAGAGAAGGAACTCTGGCGCATGAACTGGCCGAGATGAAACTGAGACATTATTTTCAGACAAAAGAGTTTGGAAAACGGAAATATAACGCAGAGGTTAAAAAGCTGAAAACCGAAGAGTTGTGGCAGGATGAAATGGACGGTTATACAGAAATCTATAAGGATTACATTAAAACGCTTGCGCTTTCATTTCCAGCAGAGCCTTATTCGGCGATTGAAAAGAGGGTGGATTTTAGTCAGTATGTTCCGGATGGATTTGGAACTGCAGACTGCATCCTGTTAAGTGGTAATACGTTGCACGTAATTGACCTCAAGTATGGAAAAGGGGTGCCAGTCAGCGCAGAAGAAAATCCACAGATGATGTTGTATGCGCTCGGTGCATATCAGGCATACAGTTTTTTATACGACATTCAGAGCATCCATCTTGTGATCATACAGCCTAGATTAGACAGTATTTCAGAATGGGAATGTCCATTAGGGGAATTACTTGAATTTGCAGAATATGTAAAGGATCGTGCGAAACTGGCAATCAATGGAGAGGGAGAGTTCTGCCCCGGAGAAAAACAGTGTCGGTTCTGCAGGGCAAAAGCACAGTGCAGGGCAAGGGCAGAAGAAAACGTAAAGCTGGCTTTTAATCCGGATAAAGGAAAACTTCCGCCGCTGATCAGTAACGAGGAAATGGGGAAATATCTCGCCTACGGAGAAGATGTGGCTAAATGGCTTTCAGACTTAAAAGAACATGCATTGAAAGAATGCCTTGCTGGACATGAGGTTCCTGGATGGAAGGCAGTAGAAGGAAGGGGTTCACGCGACTGGACTGATATGGATGCAGCGTTTGAAGCGTTGAAGGAAAAAGGAATTGCAGAAGAAATTCTGTACGAAAAGAAAGCATTAACACTTGCACAGGTAGAAAAAACAATCGGGAAGAAAGATTTCGCGGAGATGGTCGGCAGTATGGTCGTAAAGAATCCGGGCAAGCCAACCCTTGTGAAGGAATCCGATAAGCGAGAAGCAATCACAAATAAAATCACAGCCGAAAAGGCATTTCAGGAGGAGCAATAATCATGGAAAATTTAACAAACGTAACAACAGGAAAAGTAAGATTATCATATGTACATGTATTCAAACCATACGCGTATCAACCTGGACAGGAAGAAAAATTTCAGGTAACCATCCTGGTACCAAAGACAGATATGGATACGATGAACCGGATCAATGCAGCAATTGAAGCTGCTAAGCAGAAAGGAATTTCGGATAAATGGAACGGAGTGTGTCCTCCGATCGTTCCGACTCCGGTATACGACGGTGATGGCGTGAGACCATCAGACGGGATGGCTTTTGGTCCGGAGTGTAAAGGACACTGGGTATTCACTGCGAGTGCAAAAGCAGACTATCCACCGGAAGTTGTAGATGCGAATCTAAATCCGATCATCAATCAGTCAGAGATTTACAGTGGTATTTATGCAAGAGTAAATGTGAATTTCTTCCCGTATGCATTTGGCGGAAAGAAAGGAATCGGGTGCGGGCTTGGACCGGTGCAGAAACTTGCAGACGGAGAAGCGCTGGGAGGAAGTGCACCGACAGCTTCACAAGCTTTTGGAGCGCCTGCACCTCAGCAGACTGCAGCGCAAGCAACGCAGCAATATCAGCAGACACAACCTACAATAAATCCGATTACCGGATTACCAATGTAGGATATTTAGGGGCGTATGCCCCTTTTCGTAACAGGAGGGACGCAGATGTTAAGGCATTTGAGTATAGACATTGAAACAAAGAGCAGCGTGGATATCGGAAAAGCCGGATTGTACAGATATGCACAGTCAGAAGATTTTGAAGTGTTATTGTTTGCTTATCAGATGGATGATGGAGAAGTTGAGCTTGTGGATTTGGCACAGGGAGAGCAGATCCCGGAAAATGTACAGCTGATGCTGAAAGATGCGGCTGTTGTAAAACATGCATACAATGCAGCGTTTGAATGGTATTGCCTGAATCGTGCCGGTTATGAGACACCATTAGAACAGTGGAGATGTACTATGATACATGGACTGTATTGTGGTTACACAGCCGGATTGGATGCGACCGGAAAGGCAATCGGACTTCCGCAGGACAAGCAGAAACTGACAACCGGAAAAGCATTGATCCGGTACTTCTGCGTTCCATGCAAACCGACAAAGAGCAATGGAAATCGGATATGGAATCTCCCAAGACATGCACCGGAGAAATGGGAATTGTTCAGGGAGTACTGCAAACAGGACGTGGTAACAGAGCGTGCAATATTAAAACGTCTGAGTTATTTTCCGATTCCGGAAGAAGAACAAGAGTTATGGCAGCAGGATATCCGGATGAACGCCTTTGGTGTGCGCGTGGATTCGAAACTGATTGAAGGGGCGCTGACGATAGACGGAGTGAGCAGTACAGAGCTGACAGAAGAGGCGATCAATATTACAGGACTGCAGAATCCAAATAGTACAGCACAGTTGAAAGCATGGGTGGAAAAAGAACTTTCAGACAGCTTAGAGATGGATGTGGAACTTCCGGGACTACGAAAAGAAGACGTCTCCATACTTTTGGAAAGAAACGACCTCCCAAAGGAAATAAGGCGTGTTCTCGAGATACGGCAGCAGCTTGGGAAAACATCCATTAAGAAATATGTGGCGATGGAAACGGCCAAGGGTGCAGATGAGCGCGTACGCGGTCTGACACAGTATTATGGGGCGAATCGAACCGGAAGATGGGCGGGACGGCTTGTGCAGTTACAGAATCTTCCGAGAAATTATTTGAAGACATTGGACTATGCAAGACAACTTGTGAAGGAAAAGAATTATGACGGGATAAGGTTCTTGTATGGAAATGTTGCGGACACGCTTTCCCAACTGATCAGAACAGCCTTTATCCCATCGGAGGGACATAAATTTGTAGTTGCCGATTTCTCTGCGATTGAGGCACGCGTGATCGCATGGCTTGCAGGGGAACAGTGGGTAAACGAAGTATTTGCTACTCACGGAAAGATTTATGAAGCAACAGCATCTCAGATGTTCCATGTACCGATTGAAAAGATTGTAAAAGGAAACCCTGAGTACAGTCTGAGACAAAAAGGGAAGGTTGCGACACTTGCGCTTGGATACCAGGGAGGAACAGCTGCGCTGATCGCGATGGGAGCATTGAACATGGGACTGGCAGAAGAGGAGCTTCCGGATATTGTGCAGAGATGGAGAAATGCGAATCCGAGAATCCGAGATTTGTGGTATGCGGTGGAACAGGCAGCGCTTACAACGATGCAGACGGCTCAGCCACAGGGCATCAACGGTTTGATTTTCCGGTATGAGGGAGAGCTGATGTATGGACAGAGCTTCCTGACAGTACAATTGCCAAGTGGGCGAAAACTTTTTTATCCGAAACCGTTCTTAAAGGAAAATCAGTTCGGGAAGATGGCAATCCATTATTATACAGTCGGACAGCAGACAAAAAAATGGGAAGTGGCATCTACTTATGGAGGAAAAATGACGGAAAATATCGTGCAGGCAATCGCAAGAGACTGTTTAGCTGAAACCCTCAGAAGGATTGAGCAATTAGGCTTGCAGGTCGTATTCCACGTACATGACGAGGTTATCATTGATGCGCCGATGGAAGTAACAGTGGAACAAATCTGTGACTTGATGGCGGAACCAATCAGCTGGGCACCGGGGTTGCTCTTAAAGGGAGCCGGATTTGAAAGCAGTTATTATATGAAAGACTAGGAGGAAACAGATGGATTACAATAGAAAATTATGGATCAGCACGGCCGGAACCAGAAAGGCAACGTACTGGCCGAAGAATGAAATCATGTGGTCTGATTTTGTGGACCGTCTGAAAAATCCGGTGAGAAGTTCTGAAACAATGGAGGAATATCTGGCGCTGGGGAAAAGCCAGCAGGCGGAATTGAAGGACGTAGGTGGATTCGTAGGCGGCACCTTTATCAATGACAGGAGAAAGAGCTCTTATGTACAAGGAAGGGATATTTTGACTTTGGATATGGATAATATCCCCGCAGGACAGACGGATGAAATATTGAAAAGAGTATCAGGGCTTGGATGTGCGGCTGCAGTCTACAGTACAAGGAAACATACAGGATATGCGCCAAGACTGAGGGTGCTGATCCCATTAGACAGGACAGCTACCTCTGATGAATATGAGCCGGCAGCAAGAAAAGCAGCAGCGCTGATCGGGATCGAGTTCTGTGATCCAACGACATTTGACGCAAGCCGACTGATGTACTGGCCAAGCTGTTGCAGTGATGGGGAATATATCTGTAAAAGTTATGATCATCCGTTCTGCAGTCTGGACGGATTGCTCGGGATGTATCAGGACTGGAAGTGCGTGAGCGAGTGGCCGCAGGTACCGGGAAGTGATGCGATCGAGCGCAGAAGACTTGCAAGGCAGGAGAACCCGCTAGAGAAAAAAGGAATTATCGGAGCTTTCTGCCGTACGTATACGGTCACGCAGGCAATGGAGAAATTTATCCCTGGCATGTATGAGGCAACGGATATTCCGGGGAGATATACATACACTGGTGGATCCACAACAGGTGGGGCAATCCTGTACGATGGCGATCTGTTCTTATATTCCCACCATGCAACGGATCCATGCTCTGGACAGCTTGTGAATGCATTTGACTTGATCAGGCTGCATATGTTCTCCGACAGGGATAAGGAAGCAAAAGAGGCAACTCCGGTGAGTAAGCTTCCATCTTTCCAAGCAATGTCAAAGTTGGCAAGGGAAGACAAGACAGTATCAGGGCTTGTAGTAAAAGAGAAGTTTGAACAGGCAAAAGAAGTCTCCGGCATGAGTCCGGTTGAGGATGAAAACGTGGACTGGGTCTTAAGACTTACAAGAGACGGAAATAACCGGATTGAAAAAACGATCAATAACGTGACAATGATTTTGGAGAATGATCCTTTTTTGAAAGGAAAGATTGTGACGGATGAGTTTGCAAGCTGTGGCATGGTGCGTGGGAGCCTTCCGTGGAACCAGAGAGAGGGAAAGCGGAGATGGGAAGATGTGGACTATGCCGGATATTATCGTTATATGGAGACGTTTTACGGGATTACAGGCAAGGAAAAGCTGGACAATGGTCTTCTGATCGTCAGCAGTCAGAACAAGGTCAATGAGGTGAAGGAATACCTGACAAGTCTCAAATGGGACGGTGTAAAGAGGGTGGATACGCTCCTTTCGGATTATCTTGGGGCTGATGATAACCTCTATACGCGTGCAGTAATACGGAAATCATTGTGTGCTGCAGTGGCAAGGGGAATCTTAGGCGGTGTGAAGTATGATTACATGCCGATCTTTGCGGGACCGCAGGGGATCGGGAAGAGTACATTTCTTGCAATCCTTGGAAGAGAGTGGTTCTCGGATTCCCTCACAAGTTTCGAAGGAAAAGAATCTGCGGAGCTAATACAGGGAACCTGGATCAATGAGGTCGGGGAACTGACGGCGATGACGAAGCAGGAGACCAGTGCGGTCAAACAGTTTCTGAGCAAGACGCATGATATCTATAGGGCTGCTTATGGCCGTACTACGAACAAATACCCGAGAAGGTGCGTATTCTTTGGTACAAGCAATGACAGCGAGTTTTTAAAGGATTCCACGGGGAACAGAAGGTTCTGGCCGGTGGATGTAGGAGAACATAAAGCAAAGAAATCGGTATGGCAGCAACTCCCTTTGGAAGTGGATCAGATATGGGCTGAAGCATATATGTACTGGGCAATGGGGGAAGACTTGTTTTTACCGAAAGAGATCGAAAAACTGGCAGAAGAACAGCAGGAAAAACACAGAGAATCCTATGCAAAAGAAGGCGTGATAAGGGAATTTTTGGAAAGAAAACTTCCTGTGAACTGGGATGCAATGAACCTGATGCAGAGGCGGCAGTACCTGCAGGGAGGAATGCAGGCGCCTAAAAATGAAGAACTGACAGAACGCAGAAAAGTATGTGCTGCAGAGATTTGGCAGGAATGTTTTGGAAGTGATATCAAGTACATGGGAAAAAGAGACAGTATGGAGATCAATAACATTTTATCAGGAATACCAGGGTGGAAAAGGAACCGGACTTCGCAGAGATATGGCTTTTATGGAACTCAAAGAGGGTTTGAAAGGGTGTCAACAATGTAGGACGACATGCGTAAACAAAGTCCGAAATTGTCAACAAAAGGACAAAAAATGCAAAAATTAGAAAAATAACAAGTTTGTTTACATGTTGACGGGATTGTTGCAAAGATGTTGACACGAAAAATCGCAGAAATACAACATTTATAAATATATGTCAACAATGTCAACAAACTTTTATATAAAAATAAAAAAATAAAAATAAAGAGTACACGTACGCTATATGTACTACATAACGCGCATAATAGGGGGTACACATACGCGTGCGAGGTTGTAGATGTGCAGGAGGTGTGAAAATGTTAGAGAAAGAGATTGAGAAAATATTGGTGGCAGAAGTGAAGAAGTTGGGAGGTAAGGCATATAAGTTTGTCAGTCCCGGTAACAGCGGGGTGCCGGACCGGATTGTAATATTCCCGAAAAGGCCTCCGGTGTTTGTGGAACTGAAAACGGACACAGGCGTGCTTACGGACCTGCAGACTGTACAGGTGAAAAGGCTGAGAGAACTTGGCCAAACGGTGGAAGTAGTAAAGGGGATAAACGGATTGATCAAATTTTTCGGGAAATACGGATATCCGCAAGTGAGCATCCTGCTTTCCGGAAAATACAAAGGGGTGAAAACAGATGGAGTTTAAACCATACGGCTATCAGAAACACTGCATCGAAAAGATCATTGAAATAAAAAAAATCGGATTATTTCTCGATATGGGATTGGGAAAAACGATCACGACATTAACGGCCGTGAAGGAACTGAAATATAACCGGTTTGAAGTACGGAAAGTGCTTGTGATCGCACCGAAGAAAGTGGCCGAAGGAACATGGACCAAGGAAAAAGATAAGTGGGAGCACACGAAGATACTGAGGGTATCTCAGGTACTTGGGAGTCAGACAAAACGCATCCGTGCACTGAACACACCGGCGGACATCTACATCACCAACAGGGAGAACGTAGTGTGGTTAGTGGATTATTACCGGAACAGCTGGCCGTTTGACATGGTGGTGATCGATGAATCCAGCAGTTTTAAGAGCCATAAAGCAAAACGGTTTAAAGCACTTGCGGGTGTGGGAACAAGGATCAACCGTCTTGTAGAGCTTACGGGAACCCCATCCCCGAACGGACTTGATGACCTGTGGGCACAGATCTATCTGTTAGACGGAGGTGAACGACTCGGAAAAAGATATACACAGTTCCGGGAACGGTATTTTGATCCGGGAGAACGTGGGAACAATGTGATATATAACTACAAGGCAAAGCAGGGGAGCGAGGAAAGCATTCTGAAAATCATTTCCGACATCTGCATCAGCATGAAGGCAGAGGATTATCTGCAGCTTCCGGATGTGACATACCATCCTGTAACCGTTACCCTGGACACAAAAGCAAGAAAGGCATATCAGGAACTGGAGAGAAAAATGGTGCTGGCACTTCCGGAGGATGAAGAAGAAATCAGTGTCACAAGTGCAGCGGCGTTGAGCAATAAACTTCTGCAACTTGGGAACGGTGCGATTTATGACGAGGATCGAAACGTGCATGAAATCCATAACTGCAAGATTGAGGCATTCATGGAGCTGGTGGAATCCCTTCAGGGAAAACCGGCATTAGTGTTTTATAATTTCCAGCATGACAAGGAGCGGATCCTAAAGGCGCTTGCAAAGACAGGGTTACGCGTAAGAGAGTTAAAGACCACGCAGGATGAGGATGACTGGAACAATCGTGAAATCGATATCCTTCTGACGCACCCGGCAAGCAGTGCCTATGGTTTGAACCTGCAGCATGGAGGGAACCATGTAATTTGGTTTGGTCTTACCTGGAATTACGAACTGTATACCCAGGCAAATAAAAGGTTGCACAGGCAGGGGCAGACAGAGAAAGTAATCATCCACCAGTTGGTATGCGAGGGGACGAGAGATGAAGATGTAGTACAGGCACTGGAACGAAAAGATGATGTGCAGAATTATGTGATGCAGAGTTTGAAAGCAAGGATAAAACGGATTAAGGAGGAATCAGGAAGATGAAAATTAGAATTTCAGCAACAGGAAGAAGTGTCTCACTGGACATTGAGAATCAGGAAATCGCGGAGGCAGTATTTAATAAGCTTGCGATTATGCTTTTCGGAATCTCGAAGGAATATCAGGACAAGAGAAAGAATGTCGGCCAAAAGAAGAAAACGCCGGAGATAATCGTTCATGAGCAGGAAGAAAAGGAAGCCATAGAGGATGAACCGGCAGAAGCTGAAACATATTCCGGGAATGTGGTGCTGTGAAAGGATTTACCTCAAACAAGGAACTCAAAGGGTATCATTGTTTTGAATGTGGGGCAGATACACCATTTCAGGAGCAACTGAAAAAGATACGCATGAAGTGTGAATGTGGGAATTATTCTAAATATTTGACAAATATGGACGAGCCTATGTTTGACATTACATGCATTGCTTGCGGGAATCCTGTCGCCGTACAGTGGAATGATAAAAAACAGGTTTACGAAACGATACAGTAAGCAGGATATCTGCAGAAAGGAGAAAAGAGTTGCGCGCATAATAACCGGTTTCTCCTGAAAAAGAAATGGAGCAAGAAAGAGTAAAACTAATTACAGACAATATACGGCTAGCACATTACGTGGCACGACAGTTTCATAGCAGCAGTGTTGAATATGAGGAACTCGTAGGAATCGCCTCTTTAGGCTTGGTAAAAGCAGCAGATAAATTTGATTTTCAGAAAGGTGTAAGTTTTTCTACGTTTGCCATACCGGTAATACGAAATGAGATTCTGCAGGAGTTCAGGAGAATCCGCAAGAGAGTAGCATGCGTGTCATTGCATGAACCGATAGAAAGTGAGGAAACCGGTCTTGAACTGATGGATATGATACCGGATGAGCAGGACAGATATAAAATAATTGAGGAGAAAGTGTTTATAAAACAGCAGATGAACAAACTGACAAAGCAGGAGCAAAGAGCTCTGCAGCTGAATGCGCAGCATCCTGATCTGTCACAGGAGCAAAAGAGCAATATCATAGGGGTAAGCCAGTCGTATTATTCAAGACTGGCACTCAGTGCGAGAAAGAAAATCTGTTGTTGATAGGGAGGTGATAACTTGGGACATGGACGTACAAGGAAACAGGCAAAGCTAGATAAAAAGCAGAAATACGATGAATTGGCAGGACGCAGGGCAGAAGAGAGCGCAAGGAAGGCGTTTGAGCGAGACGTACGCAAAGAATATGGAGTGAAGCAATGCTTGACAAAATGGGGAGTTGACATGAAGGGAGGGATTGCCGATGGACAAGCAAAAACTGAAAAAATACATACCGAACAAAGAGAGACTTAAGCGGATTGAAGAAAGAATATCGGATCTGTGCACAACTGAGCCGGAAGAGATAATGGGAAAGGTTCGTGGATCGAGCAAAGATTTTCCGTACACCGAAGTTCGGACATCTGTGATGATTCCTGATCCGGGTGAGCAGGGACGAATAAACAAGCAGATCAGGGAGAAAGAAGCTGAACGATTGCAGGTGCTGGAGGAGATTCAAGAGGTGGAAGAGTTTCTTGAAGGGATAGAGGATGCAGAAATAAAAGAGATTTTTGAGATGTTGTATGTAGAGGGAAAGAAGCAGAGAGAGGTTGCGGAAATTATCGGATATAGCAGAGGAAGAATTTCGCAAATAATAAGTGAATACTTGAAAGATTAACACAATTAACATTTTAGATATGTTATAATTATTCTAGAAAAGTTATAATTAACTTTTGACTTTTCTTCCCAAAACACACATACATTGAGAGAGACGCCTTGCAGAGATTGTGAGGTGTCTTTTTAATTATTAAGAATCCATAAAATTAGCACTCACCTATTGAAAGTGCTAACAATAAATGGTAATATAAAATTATACTAAAGAATAAGCAGACGGAGGAAATAAAATGCCAAAAGTAAAGAATGTTGAAAAGAAAATTTTTGAGGTTGAAGGATTTGAAGTGACAATAATGTACGATGGAAAAGATGTAAGAGGAGATAAAGATTTGCCAGTACAGTATAAAGGTATGAGGATGACAAAAAATGATTTTTCTGTTTCAGAGTGGAAAAATAAATTTAAAAGGCAGTACCCAGGATATGATGTAGCTGTTTTGAAAAATGATGGGACCAAAGCAAGTGGTCAGACAAAATTAAGTACAGTGAGGGATACTTACTTAGATGACGAAGAATAAATATTACGTTGTATTAAACGCACCCTTCGGGGTGCTTTTCTAATACATAAAACCTCTCATTCCTCACATACTATATCCGAGGTGAGGAAATGGATAAGAAGAATCAAGAGAAGTTAAACAGAAAGAAAAGCAATGAAGAATTCAACAGCATTACCGAGAAGGTAAAGCCGGAGAATCAGAATCAGCATCACAATGTCAGGAAAGAGGCAGTTGATGTGAAGATGAGACAAATGTAAGGCGTCCATTAGGGCGTCTTTTCTAATACCCAAATACGGATACATAGCTCAACTGGTTAGAGCAGCCGCCTCATAAGCGGAAGGTCGCAGGTTCAAGTCCTGCTGTATCCAGAAAGAAAAATGACAGATTGGAAGGTGGTGAAGTGGCAGGTTATGAAAACATAAAAGATGCGAATAATAATCGAACTCCGAGTGAACGCCGAGAATTAGCAAGAATTGCCGGTATTGCATCGGGGAAAGCACGAAGAAGAAAAGCAGCTATGAGAGATACGATGAATAGGTGCTTGACTATGCAGGCACACGTTGATGGACTATCTGATGTGTTAATTGCAGACGGAGGAGAAAGCACCTACGAAGAAATCATTACAATGGCAATTATCAATCAGGCAGCGATGGGAGATGTAAAAGCCTATAATGCTATCATGAAAGTTGTGGGACAGACGGATAAATCAGAGGCTGATTTGGAAGAGCAGAAAATCCGGACGGATAGAGCAAAGAGGGCAAGGGATATGGAAGTCGGAGACATGGATACATCAGACGAAAATATACAAAGTTTCTTAAAAGCCATGCGACCAACGCAAGAAGATCTAGATGATTTATTCCCGAATGATGAAAACGAGGAGGATGAGACTGATGGCGAAGAAACAGAAGAGACCAGCTAGTTTTAAATTCAAGCCGTTCTCCAAGCAACAACAGAGACTAATGCACTGGTGGCGACCTGGATTGACTTCTGCAGAGAATGATTTCGTTATCGCGGATGGATCCATCCGATCGGGAAAGACAATTGCATGTATTATTGGTTTTCTCGCATGGTCACAGGAGATGTTTTCTGGAGAGTCTTTTATCCTTGCTGGAAAGACGATGGGAGCATTGAAAAAGAACGTTGTTCGTCCCATGCTGCAGATATTGGAAGCGTGGGGATGGTCTTATACATATATCCGTTCCGGCACGGATGCAAGGATAGAGATTGGAAGTAATATCTATTATCTGTACGGTGCAAACACGGAAGTGGCGCAGGATGCATTGCAGGGGCTGACTGCTGCCGGCGCATACATGGATGAGGCAGCGCTATTTCCACAGAGTTTCGTGGATCAGGCAATCGGGCGCTGTTCTGTTGCCGGTGCTAAAATCTGGATGAACTGCAATCCGGAAGGACCGCATCACTATATCCGCGAAGAATTTCTTCTTCCGGAAAAGAAAAAGGAAAAGAGAGTTTATCACTTGCATTTTATGATGCAAGATAATTTGTCATTATCCAAGAAAACAATTGAACGGTATGAAAGAGCTTGGCCGCATGGCAGCGTATTTTATAAGAGATTTATTCTGGGGCAGTGGTGTGCAGCAGATGGCTTGATATATCAGCAGTTTGCGGATAATGTGAGTCGGTATGTGATAGATGAAAATTGGTTAAAGGAAAATGAAATTGCATATGCGACAATAGGAGTCGATTTCGGTGGAACGAAGTCGGCTCATTCTTTTACCCTTACGGGATTTACAAGAGGATATAAGCAGGTTGTTGTGTTGGATGAATATTACTGCAAGAAACGTATTAATCCGAAACAATTACAAGATGATTTTATAGATTTTGTGAGGCGTGCAAAGCAGAAGTATAAAGTGTATGAAGCATATTGCGATAGTGCTGAGCAGACACTCATTGCCGGATTAGAAATTGCGTGTGTACAGGCGCATGTCGGTATTGAGATTAAGAACGCAATAAAAGGCTCTATCAATGATCGTATCGCATTTTACAATAGCTTGATTGCACAGAACAGATGGAAAGTAATGAAGCACTGCAAGCACATTATAAGTGCATTTGAGAACGCTTGTTACGATGATAAGAAAAAGAATATGGACGTGCGTCTTGACGATGGACTTATGAACGTGGACAGCTTGGACAGTACAGAATACAGCACAGAAAGCATACAGGAAGATGTCCTGTATATTGCAGCATAGGGGAGTGAAATATGGGTAATGAAATACGCCAGTATTTGGCAGAAAATAAGTATAATACCGTACCGGATGAAACGTATAATCATATTGAAGAATGGCTTGAATGGTATCAAGGTGATGTGGAAAAGTTTCACGAATATAAAGTCTTTAACGGCTCTGTGACAACAGAACATAAGCGTTACACGATGGGAATGGCGAAGAAAGTCTGTGAAGATTGGGCAAACTTACTGCTGAATGAGAAAGTGGCAATCAAGGCAGGAAATTATAACGAGCGATTACAAGAAATCCTCAACAATAATAATTTTATCGTTCGGGCGAATCAGCTAATCGAGATTGCGTTTGCGCTTGGAACAGGAGCGCTTGTCGAATATTTGGACGGCGAGGATGTGATTATTGATTATATCCGTGCCGATATGATCTATCCGTTATCTTGGGATAATGGGGATGTTACGGAGTGTGCGTTTGGCAGTATTCGAGTAATAGATGGTGTAGAAGTGATATATCTGCAGATACACAGAAAAGGAAATCCGAAAGACAATGAGGATGAAGAACTGTATTACATTGAGAATAAGTATATTGAACGTAAAGAAAATAAAGAGCTTGAACCTCCGGAGGGGGTACTGTCATTGATTCCTACAGGATATGACAAGCCTCTGTTTCAAATTATTATGCCAAATATCTGCAATAACATTGATTTGGATAGTCCTCTTGGTATATCGGTTTATGCAAACAGTATTAATCAACTGAAAGGCTGTGACCTGATTTACGATTCTTATGTAAATGAGTTTGTTTTGGGTAGAAAACGTATTCTCGTGCCGATATCTGCCGCAAGAATCCAAATGCAACAGGATGGAGTTGCAGCACCAGCGTTCGATCCATCTGACTCTGTTTATTATCAGATGCCAGGAGACAGAGAGAGCGATCTAAAGCTCACAGAAGTAGATATGACAATACGATCACAGGAACATGAACTCGGAATCCAGCGCAGCCTTGATATTTTAAGTTTGAAGACGGGACTTGGAACTGGGCGTTATCAATTTGATTCTTCCGGAGTCAAGACAGCTACTGAGGTTATCTCAGATAAATCAGATCTATACCAGAACAGACAAAAAAATGCAATTGTGATTAACACAGCACTTGTAAACATGGTTGCTGCTGTTGCGTTTTTGGATACTGGGCACGAAGTAGATGCCACCGTGGATTTTGATGATTCCATCATCGAGGATACAAACACAACGATTGATAAGAATATCAAGCTTGTGCAGTCGGGACTTCGGTCGAAATTAACCGCGATTATGGAGATTAACAAATGCGATGAAAAGGAAGCCAAGAAAGAATTGGAACGCATCGCCGGAGATAATCAGATTACCGGACAAGATGTGGACTGGACAGATATGGGCGATGATGAAGAAGAGGAATCTAATGATCCGGATCAGGAAGAAGGTGAGGTAGAAGGTGAATCTTCTGAAGAACCAACAGGAAGCGGAGACGATAGATAGTGCATACATAGATCTCGAAGCACAGATCATGCAGAATATCGCTCGTCATCTACGCGATTGGAAAAAGCCCATCGACACAGATAAATGGCTGATGCAGAAACTGGCAGAGATTGGAAAACTCAACAAGGAAAATATCAAGATTATCGCTCAGATGTCCGGTATCAGTCAGACGGCAGCTGAACGGATGCTATCCGAAGCGGCAGAAGAAGCAGTTAAAATGACGGAACCGGGATTTCGTTATATGGCTAGGCAAGGGGTGATTGATTCGGTTGTTGAAGCCGATAAAAGCAAGAATGTGAAACAGGTTATGAAGAACTTGCAGAAGCAGGCGAAAGATTCGCTGAACCTTACGAATACAACGATGCTGCATAAGGCACAAGAAGCGTTCAAGAGCCTTGTACAGAATACGGCAGAAGAAGCGTTGAAGATTCTGAATAACAATACCGCTGCTGCTATTACAGGTGCAGAGGCAAGACAGCAGGCTCTTCGAAAGACAATCCGGCAGTTTAATGATAAAGGCATTGCTGGCTTTGTGGATAAAAGTGGGAGGAACTGGACACCGGAAGCGTACATAAATATGTGCATGCGAACAACCGCCGGCAGCGTGGCAAATGAAGTGCAGACGGCTCGGTGCGAAGATATGGGAGTGAATCTGATTCAGATTGACAGTCATTCAGGAGCACGCCCGAAATGTGCAAAAGACCAAGGAAAAATCTTTTCTTTAGACAACACAAGCGGAACCACAGAAGATCTGAATGGACGTAAGATTAAATTTTATCCGTGGAATTCCTCTAGCTATGGTGAACCTGATGGAATCCTTGGTATAAACTGTGGGCATCATAAGTTCCCGTTTGTTCCGGGAGTAAATATACAGAGACACTTCCCGACAGATGATTTAGATGCAAATAATCGGTTGTACAAGCAGACACAAATACAGAGGGCGCTTGAACGCGAGGTAAGGAAGCAGAAGCGAGAGTGTATGCTGTATGATGAGCTTGGAGATAAGGAGGGGTTCAAGGAAGCTTCTGTCAAGTTGAAGACAAAAGAAGCGCAGTTGAAGAGTTACGTTGACGAACATAAGAATTTGCATCGCAGAAGAGACCGCGAACAGGTTGTTGGGTTTGACAAGAGAATATCGGCGGAAGCTGTTGGTGCAAATAAAAAATATCAGAAAGAGCTTGCAGAAAAAGCGAAAAATGATAAGATAATATCAGAGATGAAAGAAGCAGGGATGAGAGGAGAGATAAATCTAAATCCTAATATTCCGGATACAAAAGAGTTATCCTTTGATGATACGCATATTAATGGAGAAAGACAACACGAAGTGACAGAAAAAGAAGCAAAAGAGTATATTAAAAATGCAAGATTTTCTGTGACAAAGTGGAATGGAAAATATACCAATTATTTCAGTGATGATGGAGCAGCTTATGTGGATAATGAGAAAAGACATATAAGAACGGCATTTAAGAAAGAACAATATGACGATGCTACAAGAAAAGCAATGGAGGTGTTAAAACGTGAACAGTCCTGATCATGTAATGTGTCCGTTGGTGGATGCAGAAATTGAAAATATTGATTGCATAGAAAATTCAGATGCTGTTGACGGAATGTTGAAGAAAGACAGCGTACCGGAAAGGTTTAAAAAGAAATCAGAATGGGAAAAAATTTGTAAAAAGTGTAAATGGCATAATTACTAATACCGCAGGTTGAAAAGGCCTGTGGTATTTTTATACTTATTTTTAGGGAGGTGTGAAAGGTGACAATTCCAAAGAAAGTAAGAGTATTGTTCAAAGAATATACAATAGAAGAACAGATAAACTTACATGACGAAGAGGGAGAACTGTATGGTCAGATTGACTTTCTTCCGGAAAAAATTCTTTTGAATGCAGAGGCATCGGAGGAAGCGAAAAAAGCAACACTTATACATGAAATTGTACATGCGTTAGATGAAATGTATAAAATTGGACTAGAGGAAGAACAGGTAGAAAAACTAGGAAATGCACTGTATATGTTATACAGAGATAACAAGGAACTGTTCAGTACTTGTGAAAGAGGTGATGCCGATTGATTGCAGTAAAAGTAACAGATACAGAAATTACAGTAGATGGTCATGCGGGGTATGCTGAGAAAGGAAAGGATATCATTTGTGCATCTGTATCAGTACTTGTTTGGAACTTGATTAGAAGCATACAGGCTCTGACATCAGATAAAATTGAGTACAGTGTATTAGATGGCCATGTAAATGTAAAATATGAGAATTTATCAGGCAGAGGGAAATTGCTGGTAGATTCTTTTTTTATTGGCATAAGTGAGATTGAAGAGTCTTATGGAAGCCAGTATGTAAGTATTTCATAAATAGACCAGAATGTGCGGGATGTCTTTAAACTCTGCATGAGAATAAGTCGGCGGACGTTAAACGGGAGGTAGCATATGCCTAAATTTATGAATATGAGAAACATGTATTTTTCAAAGTTAGATCTGCAGCTTTTCGCTGGAGATGATGATGCCGGAGACGATTCCGGGGATGGTGACGACCAGGACGATGATTCGGGAGACGATGATGCGGACGGAGACGGGGAGGATGAGCCAAAGTATACACAGGCTGATCTTGATAAGGCGGTAGCACGTACAATCGCAAAAGAGCGCGCTAAAGCGGAACGTGCAGCTAAGAGAAAAGAGCAGAAAAACAAGGATAAAGGTTCAGACGGAGCAGACGAAAACGAAGATGTTAAGGCGAGAAAAGAAGCTGAAGCAAAGGCGAGTAGTTTGGAAGTTAAATGCGCATGCTTTGAAGCTGGTGTATCGAAAGACGCAGTTGACGATGTGACTGCATTGGCTAGAGCGTATATGGCAGCGGATGAAGACCTTGATCTCGAAGATGCGATTGAAAAAGTAGTGAAGAAATACCCTCAGTTCAAAAAGGGTTCTGCGGACCCGTACGAGGATGAGGACGAAACAAAAGGAAAATCGTGGGGACAGAGACAGAACGGAAGAGCACTGAAGAAAATGTCCGGTGTGGAAAAAAGATTCTACGAACTGAACCCGGATTTGAAATAGGAGGTTTATTATGCATAACAAAAAATATATGAAAATGAAATTGCGCATGGATTTACAGTTATTTGCGCATACACCACAGGAGAGATACTCTAGTCTTGTGCTTGCAAAGTTAAGAAAGACTATGATTTTTGCAAGTCTGTTTAACAGAGAGTATGAAGGAACACCTACTGCCGGGGCGGTAAAGATTCCGGTAAGAGATGTAGAGGTAGAAGTTGATGATTATGACAAAACGAATGGTGGCGAACTGAAAACAGGTTCTACTACTTATCAGACGTTGCAAATTGACAAGGACAAATATGTGAATGAACTGGTGGACGGATATGATGCAGCATCTGTTCCGGATAATCTAGTCGCAAACCGTTTGAATTCTGCCGGTTACGCAATGGGTGTTTCTTTTGACTCTGATTTGATTACGCTGCTTACAACAAAAGGCACTGCTTCCGAGAACACGACAGCACTTACAAAGGACACAATTTATGAATCCATTATAGATGAAGTTGCAGCATTAAAGAAAAAAGGGCTGAATCCGACTGAGATGTGGCTTGCTGTAACAAATGAAACATATGCAATGCTGTTGAAGTCTCCGGAGTTTATCAAAGCATCTGAACTCGGAGATAATGTGGTTCAGAACGGTCGTGTTGGAAGAATTAACGGTCTGAATGTGTACGAAACAAACAATATTCCGGATTCTGCAAATGTTGAGTATGTAATCGGGAACAATGTATTCTGCCATTTCGTAGATGAATGGATGGTGCCGGTTACTGTGAATGATCTAAAGGATGGAAAGCACATTGGAGCATCTGCAGTACAAGGACGCCGTGTGTATGGAATGACGGTTTCTAGACCGGAAACTGTAACAGTCAAAAAAAAAGCAGCGTAACAAGGAGGCGGTCTAATGCCGTACGTGGACATTAATTATTATGCAAGCATATACAATGGGATGGAAGTCGAGGACGAAGACTTCCAATCTTTGTGCGAGCGTGCAGGAGGAATCATCGAGGAGATGACAATGTACAAGGTGACTCCGGTTACAATCCTTGCAATGCCGGAATGCGTACAGGACAGGGTAAAGATGGCTGTTTGTGCACAGATTGAGTATTTAGACGCCAACGGTGGAGCTGATATGGACAACGGTGTAGATTTGCTGAGTGCCGGTCTTGGGAAGTTTAACTTCACCAAGGCGTCCGGTGCAAACGGAAGCACAGAACAGTCCATATATGCACCGAGAGCCGTCCGTATCTTAGCTCCTACTGGTCTTTTATATAGAGGGGGTGGTTGCTATTAGAGCGATACCGAAAAGCTTGCTGATTCACACGGTTACGCATGCAAAAATAAAAGATGCTGACCGATGGGGAACGGAGCAGATAACAAATAAGAAAACAGTAAAAAACGTGCGGCTTGAGCCATCTGCAAAGGTAGTGCGAGATAAAAACAATGCAGAAGTGCAACTTGTGGCAACGCTGTTTTATGACTGCAAAAACAGCCGTCCGCGTGGCTTGGAATTTAAAATAGATGACATTATCATTTTTAATGGCGAAAGGTTTGAAATCCAAATATGTGAACCGTTGTATGATGGACGGAAGTTACATCATTGGGAATTGGGACTGGTGAAGCATGGCTAAAATCAATACGCGAGTGACATTTGATAAAGCGAAAGCCTTGACTCTTATGAAAGCAGCATCAAATAAAGCGTTGACCGTTATGGGAAATCAGGCATTGCAGGATATTAGCCAATATGTACCAAAAGACCAGCGTACACTTGAAAACAGTGGCCTGACGAACAGTGACAAGACTGCAACAGACGGGAAATTAACAATGCGGTGGTCTACTCCGTATGCGCAGTATCTTTGGAACGGCGATGTCATGTATGGAAATGCCGGGAATCGTACATATGGACCCGAGAAACTTACGTTTACATCTGCCCTTGCCCGTGAAGAATGGGCGAAGTACGCAAAAGAAGTGCACGGAGAAGAATGGAAAAAAGTATATCAGGCAGCGATAAGGAGGGAGATGCAAAAATGACTCCACAGACTGAATTACTTGATTTATTAGTAGAGACAGTAGAAAAACATTGTAATCTTGGGACAACAATATCTTTGAAAGAATTGAATCCAAACGGCGGCATTTACGCCGAATTAGGGGAAGGCTTTGGAAATAGCATGTATTATGACAAGAGCACGGAGAAAACAATTCCAGTGCTTTTTTTGTGCAGAAATAAAGACCAAAAAGCCGGATTAGAACAGTTGTGCAGTATTTGCAACTACTTGCAACGATTGAAAACGTATCCGAAAGGCGAGACATTCGTTTGGCTGGATACGGAAATCGCAAAAGAACCAAACAAAATAGGTCGGGATGAGGACGGGGTTTACAACTTCTCGTGCATCCTGAACTGTAAAATATTTTATTAAGGAGGAAATGGAAGTGAAAAGATTAGATTTACAGAGATTTGCAGAGCCGGAACTTCCGGATAATACAATTACTCCGGAGCTTAATTATGAGACGGAAGCCTTTATCAATGTGGCGGAGCCGTCGTCTCCGACCGCTACGTGGGCGTCTTTGGCAGCATTGACTACAAATATGAGTCAATCTTTGAATGAGGCGTTACATCAGGCAACTTATTACGCAGATAAAGGCTGGGGAAGCACAGAAGTTATTGGAGCGCAGCTGACACTCACACTGACTGGAGCTGTGAAACCTGGAGATAAAGCGTGTGATTATATTTTAAGTGATAAGGTGATGTTTGAGCTCGGAAACGCAAGGAAGAGTCATTTGAAGTTGCAGAAAGGTAAGAAAGTGATTATTTGGCCTGTTACGCTTGCGAACATTACTCCGGCATATGGAGATTCCGGAGCGGTGAATGCGTTGACGGTTACTATTCACGGAAACGGCAGACCAGTTATTGGAACGACAGAATAAGGGTGGCAGATTGCCACTCTTTTTAAATTATTCGAGAGGAGAAGGAGACAATGGCATATCAGGCGAAAAGAAAAGCAGCGTACACACAGGATTTTGAACTTGTGGATGAAAAAGGGAATGTTGCGCACAGATTGTTGGTTGCGCTGGATCCAGGAAGCTGTATCGAAAAATTAAATCAGAAATATATCGCTCTTGTAAGAACGAAGAATGAGTTGTCGAAGCTTGAAGGGGCGATGCAGAACGGGAATTTGGATGGAAACGAAGAAATCGGAAAAGCGTATGAGATGCTCGGAAAGGCATCGGTTGATTTGATAGAGGCTGTTTTTGGATCAGATGATACCAAGACTATTCTTGATTTTTATAATGGAAGATATACCGATATGATTTCTGAAGTAGCGCCATTTATTACAACTGTTGTGATTCCGGACTTGAGGCGAATCACACAAGAAAATAAGAAAGAAATACTTAACAAGTACAATCGAAAACAAAGTCGTGCGATTTTGAAAGGATGGAAAAAGTGAACATCTTAACGGAAGTGCAAAATAATTTGATACGTACAAGCAAAGGAAAACTCATTGTAAATCCGGCGTTTGATGTTGTGCTCGAAATACAGAATTTGTACAGAGAGTCAGAGCTGACAGATTTTGAAAAGATTAACTGCGCTTTGAAAATGTTGGTAAAAAATGATTGGAATCTAAAGAAATATACTCCAACAGAAAAGATATATCTTTTAGAGGAAATTTATAAGAAATGCATCGATGTTAAAAAGCGACCGCAAACGAAAAAATCAGCACTCCCGGTGTTGGATTTCGAAGAGGACGGTGATTATATTTATGCGTCTTTTATGCAGGAATATGGTATTGACCTGATTGAACAACAGGGAAAACTTCAGTGGAGAAAATTCTTGTGGCTATTCAATGGATTGGGAGCAGATACAAAAATCAAACAGGTAATGCACATCCGCGAAATGGAAATTCCGCAATTCAATGGGAAAAATCAAAAGCAGATACAGGAAATTCAAGAACTGAAATCTTACTATGCGTTACCGATTAAAGGTGGTGGTGGACAGAGTGGTCTTGATCTGTTGTTCAGTACACTGGAAGGGATGGCGAAACATTGATTGCAGATGGTAAAAAGATTAAAAAAGTAAGATGTCCGTGTTGCGGGCATGAACAAAATATATTTTATGCAGAAGGAGCTAAGTGTAAAGGGCTCTTTTTTAAATGTAAAAATAAAAAATGTAGAAAAGAATTTGAAATAAGGATATAACGCCATTTTGTGCCACTGTGCCGGCGAGGTTTAAGGTAGGTGGTAAAGATTGGCGAATAAAGGCGATGTAACATACGAACTCAGGGCGGATGACAGCAAGTTGGAGTCCGATATAAATGAAGCAAATAAAAAGGTTGAGAAAGCAGTCGAGAAGAGTGCGGATAAAACAGTCAAGATTGAAGAGCAAAAAACAGCGAAATTAAAAGAAGAAGCAGATAAAAATGTAAAAAATACAGAACAAGCCACTGGAAAAATTGCAGATGCTTGGATTGAGGCCGGAAAAGATGCTGAGAAGGCAATGGATATCGATATTAAAGAAAAGGGTATCACGGTAGATGTAAAAGCTGATACTTCCAATGCTGAAAATAAGATCAAGGGAGTAAGTCGAGATAAAAGTATTGATGTTGATGTGAACGCAGATGTATCAGATGCGGAAGATAGTATTGAGGGGCTCGGAGATACGGCGGAAAAAGTAGGAAGTAAGATGGGAGATGCGCTTGGAAATGTAGGTGGAGGTCTGAAATCCGCTTTTTCTGATGCTGCAAACGAATCTATTCCACTCGTCGGAAAGGTGGGAGAACTTACAGCGGGATTATCCGGATCAGCAGTAGCCGCAATTGGTGTAGGAGCAGCGGCTGTAGGTGTGGGTGCTTTAGCTGTTGGGACAGCGAATGATATCAGTGGTGCAATGAACGATTTTATTGCAATTACCGGGAAAGGTACTGAGGAGACAGAACGATATCAAGCTGTCATGGAAGATATTTATGCAAATAATTACGGTGAAAGCTTTTCGGATATTGGACAAGCGATGGCAGAAGTTACAAAGCAGCTTGGAGATATGGATGACGCAAGTCTTCAGAATGTAACAGAATCTGCATTTGCTTTAAGAGATACATTTGGATATGACATACCGGAGTCAACTAGAGCCGCCAAAGCGATGGTTGATAATTTTGGAGTTTCAGGCGAAGAGGCGATGAATTTAATTGCCAGCGGAGCTCAAAACGGTTTGGATTATTCAGGAGAATTACTTGATAGTATATCGGAGTATTCTGTTCAGTTCGATAAGATGGGGCTTGGCGCAGAGGATATGTTTGCGATATTTCAAAAAGGTGCAGAATCCGGAGCGTTTAATCTTGATAAAGTAGGTGATGCAGTAAAAGAAATGTCAATCCGTGTAGTGGACGGTTCCGATACGACAAAACAAGGATTTGAATTATTGGGTTTGAATGCAGATGAAATGGCTCAAAAGTTTGCGGCCGGAGGAGATACAGCAAAAGAAGCGTTTAACGAGACGCTAGATGCTTTGGCTGCTATGGAAGACCCGATTGCACAAAATACTGCTGGAGTAGATTTGATCGGGACCATGTGGGAGGATTTAGGACCTGAAGCAGTTACCGCACTCGCTGGAATTGAAGAAGGGGCTTACAAAACTTCGGATGCAATGGAGCAAATAAAGGATGTTAAATACGATGATTTGGGTTCTATGTTCGAGGAATTGAAACGAAATGTAGAAGTTCTTTTAATTCCGCTCGGCGAGGCTTTATTACCTGTACTCTCGACATTGATTGACTCTGTGTTACCGATATTGACAGGATTATTAGGACCTCTGATTTCTTTGTTTGCAGAGTTGTTGACACCTATTTTGAATCTAATACAACAGGCATTACAGCCACTAATGGATGCATTTTTATTTTTAATGGATAATGTGATTAGTCCTTTTATTTCACTCGTCACTGGGCTTTTAGTTCCGGCTTTTTCGGGAGCGCTGGACGGAATGCTAAAGACAGCAAAAAATAATATTGGAAATATCACGAATATTTTTAGGAACATTATTGATTTTATTAAAAATGTATTTACTGGAAACTGGAAGGCAGCATGGGAAAATGTGAGAGATATTTTCAAAAATATCATAGAAGGACTCGGAAATATTTTTAAATCTCCGCTTAATTTTATCATCGATGGCATTAACGGATTTCTTGGAGGTCTGAATAAGATAAAAATTCCGGATTGGGTTCCTGGAGTAGGTGGTAAAGGGTTTAATATTTCTAAAATTCCGCGCCTTAAGGTCGGTATGGATTACGTGCCGAGCGATTTCTTCCCGGCGTTTTTGGACGAGGGAGAATGGGTATTGACCAAAGAAGAAGCAAACTTACTTAGATCGCTCGGAGGGCTCGAAGGAATGGTTGCAATGAGTGGAAGTCTCAGAAGTGACAGCGTGAATGTAAATGTACAAGGCGGTACGTCAATTGATTATGTAAGACTTGGCAATTCCGTTGCAGATGCACTGATACGCTCAGAAGTCGCATTCAAGTGTGATGAGAGAGTATTTGGTAGATTAGTAAAGGATGTGAAGTGATGCACGGTATTTATTATATGGGGAGTCAGAATGAAAAGATAGATTTCTGCCAGCTCCCGTATAAAATTGTAGGCGGAAGTATTTTTGACGGCGATTATGATGTTGTTGAAGAAAATAATCGAATACAAGAATTCGAACGGAAGGTAACAGATAAAACACTGAGTATTGATATCAGCGCAGCTGATCAAGAAGAGTTTTGCAGTGCAATTGAGCATTTGGAGAATATAGCAGAGAAAGATATCGTAAATGTTACACCTGGGAAACTATATGTTGGGAAAAGCTATTTAAAGTGTTGGATTACCGGAACGAGCAAATCACGGTGGATTAATGATTTGAACGGAATCGGGAATGAATTGATTCTAAAAAGTGATTATCCGTACTGGATAACAGAACAACATTTCCAATTTTTGAAGCAGTCACAGGGTGGCGAGACATCTCCGTGGTTGGAATACCCATTTGATCATCCTTATGAATATGCAAAAGTAAGAAACATGCAATATATCCAAAACGATCACTACATCGCAAGTGGTTTTAAAATGATTATTTATGGTCCATGCATCAATCCGCTTATCAGGATTGCGAATCATGTATACGAGCTCCGAACAACGCTGTATGAGGGAGAGTATGCGGTAATTGATTCGAGCACGAGATATGCAAAGGACAGGAAAATAATAAAAGTAAAATCAGATGGTACTACAGAGGATATATTTGGTACAAGAAATACAGAAAGTGATATATGGAAGAAAATACCTGCAGGAAGGAGCATTGTGTCATGGAGTGGAGCTTTTGGGTTCGATATCATTCTTTTCAATGAAAGGGGGACTCCAAGTTGGATTTTATCGTAACAGATAAATACGGACAAGATAAGGGGTACTTGAATCATTGCGGTGCTGAGTTTATTGTTGGCCAAGACGATGATTTTGAAATAAAAATCCAAAGTGCGTTTTTCTTTCCTGATCGGCATCAGAAAAATTGTAGAGTGTATGCAGAAAATACCGAGTACGGAGGTCTGATCAGAAATATAAATCCGGTTACGGGAGAGCATATTGTGAAACTCACCGGATCAACATGGAGGGGAATCTTGAATCAAAGAGCAATCAATCCGGACAGTAATACCTATATAACACTTAAAGGCGAAGCTAATGAGGTATTGAAGCAGTACATAATCAAGCTTGGACTGTCTGAAATATTTGAAGTTTCGGCAAAAAATAGCGGTATTTATATTGATTACAAGGTGCCTTTGCAGAGCATGTTACTCGATGCATTTTTGGCTGCGCTGGAAAAAGTAGGTGCTAGGATAGAAATTAAATATCGACCAGGAGAGCCGAATGGAAAAGGATATGTACTGTTGGAAGCAAAAGAGATAGAGGATCATTCGCATTCAATAGAGGTGAGTGAGGACGGCAACGTAAAATTAAATATACTAGACTATCAAAACGGTGTAAATCATCTGATTTGTTACGGCAAGGGCGAACTTCAGGAGAGGCAGAGAGTTGATTTGTACGCTTGGCCGGATGGAAGCATACGCAAGGAGCAGTATTATACAGGTATTGATCTGATAGAGCAATACTATGAAAATACAAGTGCTGAGACCGTACAGGAGCTGGAAGAGGATGCACGAGAAAAGATGCTTGAGTTGATAAATTATAAGCAACTGAGGATTTCGGTGTCTGACATGGATTTGGAACTTGGGGATATCGTAGGCGGAAGAGAAAGGGTTACTGGAATCTATATGACAGCTCCGGTTGTGAGAAAAATTGTATCTGTGACCGGAACCGGTCGGACAAGCAGTGAATACAAGCTGAAGGGAGAGGATTAATATGTCTAAAGTATTTATTGACACAACATTAGTGGATGGATTTGCAGATGGTCCGCATATAACCGAGAAACAGGTGGGAATTGCAAATCAAGGTCTGTATGGTCCGGATGATTATGTGCTTGATGAAGGAAAAAAATCGGAAGCACAAATCTTGACAAACAACAGCATCCGCATTTTTGATGCGACATATGTGATACAAGGTCGTAGAGATGTGATTGCTGCAAATGATTATACAGATGTAAACATTGATAACGGAGCGCAAGGGATGAATAGAAACGATATTATCGTACGAAGATATCGGAAAGATGAAAGCTCTGAGATTGAGGAGACAGAATATGCAGTGATAAAAGGCACGCCGACATCGGGAACTGCATCAGATCCGGAAGTTGCGACGGGGGTTATCCGGAATGGTGACACGTTACATGAGATGAAACTATACAGGGTGAAGTTGAATGGGCTGAATATTGTTGCAGTGGAACCGCTGTTTAATGTATTGATGAGCATGTCCAAGCTAACGGAATGTCTAAAAGACTACATAATAGAACAGGGGAAACAATTAATTCCTAACACAAACAGGTATAACTACTACGAAAAATACGCAAGCGGAAAGCTTGTACAGTGGGGAATTGCGAATTGCTCATATACGGATGGATACGGAATCATAAAATACGCAATTCCATTTGCGGGTTCCACAAAAGATTACGTACTGTTTGCACAAGGGCAATACATAAGCGGTAAAGTAGTCGAAGTCATGGTTGCATCTAAACACTCAACTAGTCAAGGGTATGCATATTCCCGTGGTTTAAATGGTGCGAATATTGATACACACGACTTTGACTGGTACGCAGTCGGAAGATGGAAGTAGGTGATAATATGGAATTAATTTTTGCAGATGCAACAAAAATACAAATCCAGTCAGCACAGGAGACAGGCGGAACAAGGATGAAAATTTTAGATTTAAAAGATTCGCATCGGTACAATTTGCAATTTGATGTAGACGGACAGTTTGTAAAGCGTACAGATAATAACCTACCTGTTTCGAAATGTAAAAATCTGTTTAAAGCAAAGTTTAACTTTATTGGAGACGAATGGACAGGAACAAAGACGGCGTTGTTTGCACAAGGCGAATATTCGAAGTCTGTAGTGCTAGACGACAATGACGAGTGCGTTATTCCGTGGGAATTTTTCGACACAGACGAAAATATGACAATTGGGAAAGTATCAGTGTCTTGTGGAGATTTGGTTACTACAAACTGTGCAACGGTTAAAATTACGAAATCGGGCTACCAAGAATCGGACGCATCGGTACCGCCGTCTCCGGACGTATATCAGCAACTTATCGAGTTGGCGGAAGATACAAAGAAAATTGCACAGTCCGTCAGAGAAGATGCTCATGCGGGAGAATTTGACGGCGAAGAGGGATACAGTCCGAAAGTATCGCTCACGGAGGAATTAGACGGCGTAACCGTTACTGTGCAGAATAAAGACGGGCAACAGTCTGCAAAAGTCAAGGATGGTAAAGACTATGAACACTCAGAAGAATTTACAAGGTTAGCCGAACAGGTTAGACAAGACAAGGAATCTGTGGAGCAGACAAAGACAGCGGTGGATAAAACAGCACAAGACTTTACACTTACGGCACAGCAAGCGCTTGCAGACGTAAACAATGCTGGACAGACACAAAGCGAACGTGTCCAGCAAGTCGGACAAGATGCGATTGCAGATGTAAATACCGCAAAGACACAGGCAGTCGGAGAAGTAAATGTTACCAAGTCCGATGCGGTTAAAGCTGTGCAAACGGAGGGTGCAAAGCAAACTGAAGCGGTACAGGCAAAAGGGCAAGAGGTAATAAACTCCATTCCGAGCGATTTTACAACGCAGATGGCAACGAAACTCGACAAGCAACAGGGTGTGGAACATGCCGGGAAAGCTCTCATTATCGGAGATGACGGAAATGTCGTACCGGGAGAGGTGCAAGGTGGTGGAAATGGATTAGTTGGCGAGGTTTTACTCGCAGATTATACACACCAAGGCAACCCGGAATTTCACTTCTCGGATTTCGATTTCGCAACTGGAATTGGTACAACGGCAGAACCGTATGGATTGACAACAGCAACATCTGTTCTTATCTGCCCTAATGATTTTGAGGTAACTAATTTTACAAAGAATGTAATGACGTTGCCGATTGAATGGACAATGACGGGTACAGGTATATCAGATCAATTACAATTAGTCCCAGTAGATGATACACATTTAAAGCTTGTTGCAAAAAAAACACAGGAAATCATTCCTGTCAATTTAGAAGATATATCGAATAAAATGGTTGATATTACCAAATTCCACTTTGAGAAAGCTATTCTGTATCATATAAAAAATCTTGATAACGAGATTAATACAAAGTATATAAAAGTAAAACAGTTTGGCTATTGCGGTTATATTGGGAATTACAGATACCGAAAAGTGCACGTAAGAAAAGAGGATGGTAGCGTAGTAATGTTACCTAATTACATAAATACGTTAGGCTTTTCATTTGCCGGAAACGCTCCTGCGAAAAATGGAGTTTTACAAGCAAGTACAATGTATATAGACATCAGAAACAATGTCCATTACGAAGAAGACCTTCTTGTATTTTCGAGAAGAGCAAAATATTCAAGTCTTGTTTTTGACCAAGCAAAACTACTCAATAATTACAATAGTCTTTATCAACTCAATGATATAAAGCCCAAAACGATTACAGAATATCAAACTTACGCCAACGATTATGCTTACATGTCCAATGGCACACGAATCCAAATTTATGCTTTAGAGGGGGAATACAAAAATGAAAGTTAAAAAGACAGAATTTGACGCTGCCACTGGCGAATACAAGACGGTTTGGGAAGAAGATGCTCCGGCACCTGAAGAACCAGAATTTGAGCAAGAACCAACGCTGGAAGAAAAGGTTGCGGCACTGCAAGAAGAAAATACAATGCTGACTGCATGCATATTAGAGATGTCGGAGCTGGTGTATAAATGATAACTTTATTAACAAATTTATTATTATTTTTAAACAGAAAGGATGATTTTATGATGGCAATGTTATGGGCGCAACAAATTATGTTAGGCAAAAAGGAGTTTAAGGACGTGCCGAGATTACTGAAAGAATCAGTAAAGGAAATCTTGGTTGATTCCGGCATGGGTGAGTTGGCAGAGTAGGTGGCGTAAATGGGATATGTAGTTGCTTTTGCCGCAGGAGCGATATTTGGAGTGGTAGTAATGTGCTTAGTGCAGATCAATAAGGAAAGGTAGAGGTGACAAACATGGAAATCAGAGCGAGACCGTAAGGGTCTTTTTATTTTGTAAATTAAAGAAAAGCGAGGAAAAAGAATTGGATTTTATGCAGACACTATTAAGCATATGCGGTGCAGTCAGCATTGTTGGTGGAGCTGGGGCGGTTGTTGTAAAAGTAATCAAACCTGCTTTTAAGTTATCGAAGAGAGTAGAGCAACTGGAACAGTATAATCAGGCAGATTATCAACGTTTGAAAGCATTGGAAGAAATGCAGAAACAGCAATCAAAATCATTAGCAGCGATGCTGAATCATCAGATTACCGGGAACGGAATCGAGAATATGAAAAAAATCAGAGATGAGCTTTTAGAAAGCATCATCGACAAGTAGGAGGAAAAAATATGGAACAACTTATTATGAATACAACATTGATTATTGGAATTATTGGAGTACTTGCGTTTGCGGTATCCGTCATTACACAGGTATTTAAAGGAGTATCGGGGCTTAAGAAGATTCCTACAGACATCTTAGTATTTGTACTGTCTATCGGAATCACGGTGGTGGCGTTTATTGCATATATGCAGTACATACAACAAGCGATTTTGTGGTACATGATCATCGCTGCTATTATGGCAGGATTCTTGGTGGCATTTGTAGCAATGTATGGCTGGGAAAAGGCAGCAGAGCTTTGGAAGAGATTTTACAAAGGTAACACGGATAAATAATTCAGAGGGCGGATAACCGCCCTCAAACATAAAATGAAAGAGAGGAAAAGAACATGGGAATGAAATTTGAACAAGCATTAAAAGAAATGAAAAAAGGAATCCCGATGAAACTGCCTTCATGGGGAGGATATTGGTGCTGGGATGATGAGAAACAGACGATTATCATGTACACGAAAGACAATAAAAGATTAGACATTCGAGAAACGCAACGAGTTGAATATACGTTGCAGAACATTCTCTCGGAGGAATGGATTCCAGCAGACGGCAATAATTGTCCAATACTTGGAGGAGAACTAAAAATGCCTTTCGGAGTAGCATTAGGATTGCTGAAAAAAGGAGTAAAAGTAGCGCGTGAAGGTTGGAATGGGAAGAAACAGTATATCCAACTTGCAACAGGCATTTCGTACACGCTCGAAAACGAAGTTGTTAATTGTGAACATGAAGCGATCGGCAATGCAGCAATTGCTTTTGTAGGAACAAGTGGCGTGCAGATGGGATGGCTTGCGAGTCAGGCGGACATGTTGGCAGAAGACTGGGTAATTGTAGAGTAG